TCTAATTTAAAAATACACTATGATAAAGTTGAACAATTGTGATATAGATTTATTTGAATCGATTTATTACATTACTTTGCTCCCAGTGTTACCTATTCACATTCCGGTGTGTCTTATTAAGAAAATTAACAACCTTCTGATGACTTTAAAAGATATATTTTTAGATCTAACTTCACAATTAAAGTCCTTTCCTATATCTAATATAGAGAACACTGTTGTACTTGATGATAACCTAAAGTTAAGAGCTTCGGCTAATAGGGTGACTTTGCCCAGAGTTTTCAATGTATACAAAAGATACTGTGAGAATTCACTTGGAAGGCCTATTAATCTTGATCTCAAATTAGCTGTCTCTGATGTTCGAGAAGTAGATTCTAAAATGCTTTCTTCTTTTTCAACATCAAATTTCAATTATTCAAAATTGAATCTTGATCTATTATTAAAAGCTTCTGCTGTCACTTTTTCAGAATTAGGTATGGATAGACCGCTTCAGATTTGCTCCATCGAAGAGTCCTTAAAATCCTTCCCTACTGATACTTCAGCATGTTATCCTTACTATGGCAGTAAAGGATTGGCTTCTAATATCGAATACGCTCTGGATTGGGCAACTAGATTCTTTAATGAACCTAGTGTTTACAAGCTCTTAAGTATGCCCTCGACCATTTTTCATAGGTTTAGGGTTTATCTTAGCGAAGATTTAACTTCTAATACAACGAAGGCAAGACCTGTTTGGGGTACTTCATTTTCGATATCTGTTATCGAGGGTGTCTATTTCAGAAAATTTTGTGATAACGTTGTTAATACTTGTAGGCAGCCCTTTTTTGTACCATCTTCATTAGGCAAACGTAAGATCGATATTTCTATCGACGTCATAAGTAGGCTTAGATTATTTAAGAAAGATATAGCTTGTATAGATTTAGAAAAGTTCGATTCTACAATCCCGAGTTTTATGTGGTCTCTCTTTTATTCTAATATTATTTTAAACAATCCTAACTTGTCTAAAGCTGATCTCAATAACATCATTTCTCTTATGATTTACGACAATTACACTCCATACTGCTATGGTAGTACTGTCGTTAAATACAAAAGAAAAGGAAACAATTCTGGTGGTCTTAAAACTTCCACTTTCAATAACTTTGTTTCTAGGACTATTTTAAACTACTCTGTTCTTGAATATACTCATGGAAAACTTACTGCTGGTGAGACTTGTTCTGTTCTTGGTGATGATATTGTTGTAGCCCTGCAATATTACAAAATTTCGTACCTAAAGGACGTTTTCCATAGATTTGGTATGATCATGAACACTGATAAGACTAGTTTGGTAGGTTATGATGAATCCATTCCTTTTGCAGGCTATATCTGGGATATGGAAAATGCACCCACACAAACGTTACAATGGTATGTGTCTCATCTTTGCGTACCTTCTAGATTTCTTAGAAATACTAGTATACCTATACCTTTGATGCAAACTTTCAGAGCTATCTCTTTATGTTGCGGCCTCAAATATGGGATGAAAATATTCAAGTATCTAGTTGGTTCACAGGACGTGGTTTACCTAGATTTAGTCGATAGATACAATAGAGGCGAGGAACCCATCATTCAGTACATAGGGACCGACAGTGGCAAGAGTCGGTATACGGTACCCCTATCAACAATTGAGCGTTC